CAATCAAGTCTTGCATAGCGCCCTTCTCGGCTTTGGTGGCGATAGGGAAATGTATGTCAAATAGTGCCATGACTTCTTTGGTAGACAGATCATTCCCATACTTCTGATGGGCGGCAGTGATAATGTCGAAGAGGTCTTTCGCTTCGTCGGCAAATAGATTGTGCTTCAGTTTATCTTTATGGTCGTTGTAGAAGCTGCTCGATAGGAGATTCTTTAGTATTGAGTGCTGCATAGGTCACCTTAGCTGAGTTTAGTTAGTTGCTTTTAGTAACACACAGTGACAAATAAAAAAAGCCCCGATTTTCATCGAGGCCCTTTTTTTAGTATGCGACTAGATTTAGTTGTTGCGGAACTTCATCTTTTTGATGTCAGGAGCAGAATCCCCACGACGCTCCTTTAGATCCATCTGATATTCCACCACAGTCGGATTGTCTTTGACTATAGTTTGAATCAGTTTTTCTAGCCGTTCTTCCTCTTGAGCAGCTTGCTTATAGCCGTCGAATAGATAATCGACGACAATTATTCCTCTAGCTTTCATTTTGGTATTCCTTTTGGTTCTTGGGTAAATCGGGCACCCTCGATGATTAATAAATTATGCGGTATTTATTTTGGGCGGTCCAGTAAACCACCAGACAGAGACTCCTTCGTTAAATCCTCGTCCATCGACTGTGCTTGGTAGTTGGCACATAATAAAAGCACGTATACGCCTGTTTATACGAAGACTAGCACATATGGACTTTAAATTAGTCCACGTAAACGTCCAGTGACATTTCCGACGTATCTTCTTACGATAAAATGCTCTGTATTTGCTCAACGGTCTTCCACTTTAGGTCATAGTCAGTTAGTCGTACTTTTACGTTTACAAAGGCACTTAATTGTTTGCTCACCTGTACCGCCTTCTTAGATGCATCCTTATCCAACACTAAGTAGACATTATCAAATGCGCTTATAAGCACCTTGTTCTTGTAACTCAGATTCGTACCAAGGAGTGCAATCCCCGTCAAGGTGTTTTTTTGTGCAACTGCACAAGCACTAGGTACATCCTCTACAATAACACCAGTTTTATTAGTACCTACGGTCACCGCAGTATTCATCTCACCGTAAGTCAACCACTTAGGCTCTCGGGTATCTAAGGCTCTACCAGTAGCCCCACTATTGTCATTATTAAAGAATAAGACACGATTAGTTGATGGATCGTACTTAATATTGATCAGACCATTCTGATACGCTTCGAGAGAGTGTACTGAGCCGAGGTAGTTCATAACCTCTGAATGGTTCTCTGGCTGCGACAATATAGACGGGATAGGTTTAATGTAACTTCGAGGCGTCGCCGCAGATCCATTTAGCTTGGCCTTAGTCTCCGCCACTGATCTACCTGCCGAATAAGCTCCACGGACGCTGCAACTATTCCTATAACAATTCCATAGCAGCTTGCCATCTACACGACTGATAGTGAACTTCTTACGTCCGCCGCAGAAGGGACAGTCTAGGGTCAGCCTGTCGTTCTCCTTCACTCGGATGGATTTAATGATCTGTAGTTGGTCTGTTCTATTATACATGGCTACTAGCTAGTTGGGGTTCGCTCGGGGCACGAGGCCCCTCGCTTATACACCTAAAAAAGTAATAGTAAAGTGGCAATTATGCCACTAGGTTATGTGGCCCAATACTTTTAAAAATGCCACTGATCAATTTAAGCCATATAAATAAGGGGTTTCAGAGCACAGGCTCATAACCTGAAGGTCGTAGGTTCAAATCCTACTCCCGCAACCAACCCCCTTATTTATATGACCGTTTAGGGCTGTAGTTCAGTTTAGTTGAAAAAAGTTGTCTTTTTGGCAGCCGACTCAATTATTTTTAGTACTGAGTCGGCGCTGGGTTTAGAAGAGTGGTTCGCCATTCTCATCGAGGCCCGGCAGCACAGCATCACGGATCGACACAGGCTCGTCCTCTGGTGTATTGTTAGGTGCGCTAGGGACCACCGCCAGCGCCTCTAAACAAGATTCTAAATAGTATGGCAGCGTCTCATCCATACTTCTTTGAAAACCTCTTGTGCATCCCAGTATCGGCGATCTTACGTGTCGGGTTAACGTAGACGTTCAACATCTCACGAGAGCGGTGACCCGTGACTGCAGCAATCTCATCCTCGGTGCTTCCGGCCTCGCCCATCTCTGTAGCGCCACTACGGCGTAGATCACGGATCTGCAGATCGTCAGGAAGCTGGGCTGCTCGGCGCACTCGACGAGCCACCTTAGCATACATGAAGCGGTCATAGCCCTCGCCAGTAGGTTCGTACTTGATGATGACTTCATTGTCCTCGCCCCGCTCGAGGGCATCTAGGCGCTCGATGCAGTCCGGGGTGAGCATCAGGCTCATCGGCTTGTTGGTATACTTCTTAGTCTTCTCTTGAATGAAGGACACACGGCTGCCGTCATACTGGCCCCACGTCAGTTGTCTCATGTCGCCGGGTCTCTGGCAGAGGTGATAGCACAACAGGGCTAATGTCCCTACGCTGGATACTCCCATCTCGTCGGCCTTAGCAACAAACTGAGAGACTTGCACGTCAGACCATTGTACAGAGCGGGAGAATAACTTACGCAGGCCCATCTGCGAGAATGGATTAGGATGTCCGCTGGGCAGCAGACCTCGTCGAGCGACGTACCACATCCGTCGTAGGACTTTAGCGGCGCTATCGGCTCGATGTTTACTGATTGTGTCTACGATTGTAGCGTGTAGCTTGTCCGCAGTCTTAGCATCAACCGACTTGATCATCATCATGCCAAATGGAATAGGGCTCTCGCCGATGCGGATGGTGCGGATACTGTTATACACTTGTTCATATGTGTATTTACTGTTCACTGCCAGCTCTTTGTAGGACTTGTGTTCCTTCCACCATTCGTACAGATAGTCCACTGTATTCTTTGGCGCTCGGATGCGTTTAGCTTTGACCTTGCTGGCTTTATATTCGGCGAAGGCCTCTTGTATCTCGAGGCTACGCTGCTTGGCATCATGGTAAGAGTAGAACTGTTCGTAGCCTACGTCGAGGGCCTCTTTGGCAGCGGTAGAGGGGTCTACCGCCCATACCATAGTCTCTTTACGGATGCGCTTAGACACCCATTTAATCTTCTGTTTCATCTGGTCACCGTTTAGTTGTTGGTCCTCATAACCTAAGAGCGCACTTAATTGTCGTCAAGTTATTTTTTTTACTTGCCACCTAATTAAGGTTATGATAGGACTTAGTGGAACTTGGTTGGTTTGGTCATCTTCCATGTTCGAGCTAGGTACAATCCTTTCTTCATAGGGTTTCAGTTAAGCATGAAAAAGCCCACCAAATCGGTGGGCTTTTTTACTGGCACGTCAATAATGTACTACGATTCGATATATAACAGGTAATCGGGGTCCACATAATCGTCGCCCCCGAGATTCCTTTTTACGGCAATGAAGGTGTTGTTCATCGGCATTACATAAGTTGGAACGCCGTGTTTCTTAGTTATTTCGGCTGCATCTATAATAGCTTCGCCGAGTTCTATTGCTCTTTGTTGGTCAATCAGCATTGTTCCCTCTTTGTTCACGGTAGTTAGTTGGCTAAAGTAAAAAGACTTGCACGTCAAGAAATAACTACACACGCACAATTATTTAACCATACACACCCATAATAAATTAGTTATACACACACAAGAGAAAAATTCCAGTTTTTTTGTCCGGCGCTGAAAGTGCGTTATAGCATCTATTGCTGGGTGGTTTGGTTTGCACTGAATAGAGCCGGATGATATTCTGTCCTCAGCTCGGGCAGCCGCTCGGGCCCAACTAACCAAAGGACCAAAAATATGACTGACAACACATTAACCGACATCATGTCCATTATCCTGATCACGGGGGCCACCCGAGCCAACAAGATCTGCGTGCCCTTCCCTGTTATCCGAGCGATGCAGGACAAGGGGCAGCCGAGACGGACGGCAGCCGAAATCGATCAGGCAGCCGAGGCACTTCTGCGGCGGAAGTAT